TCTAGTTCTAATCTTTTACTATCTATTTCTTGTAAAGCATTTTCTATTATTGTGTGATACTCAGTAACCATAGCTCCAACGCCAGATTCCAGTTCTTCCAGACCTCTACCAGTTACAAATGAGTTGGGTGATATAGAGTCGTCTTGAACTGGATATCCAGCAACAACACGTAATTGTCTTTCTAATCTACCTACAGCTTCAAATAACTGATATGGCAGGTTAGTAACAGGTTTTATAACTTGTGAACCTGGTGACAAATAGTTAATAGAGTTTCTACCTTTTCTGTATTGTCCTGATTCTATTTCTCCAACCACGTTTGTTTCTGTAAAGACTGCATCTTCCATAGCTATAACAGACAAAATGTTTATCTTTGCCATAGATGACATCAAACCTACTACTTGGTCAAACTGTCCTTGTAACTTGTCAAAAGAATATCTTTTAGCTACAACGAAAGCTGGACCTGATTTAAGTGGATTAGGTACGAAATCTATAATTTTTCTAGAAGCCATGTGTAAAACGTAAGTTCCCTCTAGATTCATGTATTCAAGTATTACGTCTCCTGTTTCAGCATTGTTCTCCCAAGAAGTATCAGCAGACACGTTAAGGTACGAGTCTCTAACTTCATCACCTTGTGATTCAAACCATGATTTAAGTTCTGGGTACATTTGCAATAATTGTTTAATAGGTACTTTCTGTACTATTGCTAATTCATCTGGAGATTGATTATTACCCATATATCCAGGAAAACAATCATAAGGATTTCTAAGTTCTGCGTATGGATAGATATTACCATCAGGGTCTGCTTTTGTAGTAACAACCCATACTGCAAATCCATAACCAGGTAGCCATCTAGCTACTTGTGGTAATTGCATTTTAAGATTTTGCATTTTATCATATGCAGAAATAATTCTCTCTAGCTTATCTTTTTTAGCTTTGTTTCTTTGAGAATCTCTACCATTAGTTATAGATACGTCTAATGAAGGGACTTTACCTATTTTTTGTGCAAGTCTGTCTAGTGCAGATAACATTAGGTTAGGTGCTGGTAATGTATCAGAATCTAGTCTGTCCATTCCTGGTCCTAGTAACTGTCGTATACCATCTTCACCACCATTAAGAATTGCACGAAATCTTGCTCTATCTACTAAAGCATTATCGTGTGACTTCTTTAAGAACGTAGCTCTATCTATTATCTGGTCTGGTGTCAATTTAACTCCATGGTATCTCGTTTAAGTCTAGCATACTATATCCTTCATAACTAGGAGTGTAGTCTAAACCTATTTCAGCGTAGGTTAACTTTTGCAAGTTCCTGATTACTTTCATTGGAAACCAGCTTGCCATAACTATATCACTTTTATAAGAGTTTTTATTGCCTTTTGATGCAAAATAACTTAACTGTTTTGTATAGGTAATACTTTTAGTTTGTGCATCTATACCTTGAAAAGGTAGTTTAATCTTTTTGTCTTGAAACATAGGTGCTAATGCTGTAACACCAAAACGTTCATCCCATTTGTTTTTATGGGTTTCATGTCCTTCTAACTTAATTCCATGTAGATTTGCATACTCTCTAGTCTTTTCATCTTGTCGTATAGCTTTTTGAAAACCATTCTCTTCAATAACCCAGTGGTAGCATCCGTACATTTCAAACCATTTCTTTATAAGGTTTCTTGCTTCTTCTAGCCCACCACCTTGATGATTCTCCATATCTACCATAGTTAAATTAATATCAGAGTTTGTAGTTTCTACAGCCCATAAGAATCCTGCTTGATAACCTGTAGCAGCAGGGTCTAGTCCTGCAACTAAGTATGCACCATTTGGTATTTCTCCTATATCCCAGTTTGGGTCATAACATAGTTTTATTACTTCAGGATTAAACAAAGATAAACCTTGTGCTTGTGCTTTATTAAGATAAACCATTTCAAATCTCTGTAAACCACCTGTTGTTTGTGCATCACGCTTTCTATCCATTAACCATTTGAAAGTACGTTTGTCTGCCCACAACATACAGTCGTTGTGTTCTTTTTCTTCAAACTCTGGAATTGTACACATTGAGTCATGTGCTTCTTCTACTATTGTCTCCCATGCTTCATTCTCTAATAATGCAGAATATAAATCATCTGGATGCTGTCTTGAACCAATAACAACCATTGCTGTATGTTCCTCTTTTCTAGAACCAAGTGTTGTAGTCCACCAGTTTTTGGTATTTCTTCTAGATGCAGGTTGCATAGTTGATGAGAAATCTTCAATGTCATCAGCAATAATTATATCACAGTCACGTGATAGAATCTTACCACCTCTACCAATACCAACCATTGTTGGTGATTTAATACCTGAAACTGTTCTAGTTGCAACAGTAAATCCATTTTGTGACCAAGATTTACCAGTTCTTGATGAAGGTTTAAATGTACCGCCTGGTCCACAGAAATCCTCTATAAGTTTTTCATTAGAATCTAATGTATCCATAACAGAAGAAATAGCGTTTCTAGAAATATCTTCGTTACCACCAACCCATAATATTCTTATGTTTGGATTTCTACAGATAAGCCAGATAACAAAATGTATTAGAAGTTCTGTTTTACCATGTCGTGGTGGGCTAAGTATCATTTGTTGTCCACCATTAAGTAATGCTTTATTAATTGATGTAATCCATTCGTGATGAAAGTCTGCTGTTTCAAAAGGTACACCTAGTTCTGTTAAGAAATACCTATCTCTAAAATCTTTAAAGTCTTTAAGTGCTTGTCTAGCATCATCTGATACTTCCCAGTTTTCTGATACTACTTGTGTTTGTAAGTCTTCTCTATATGCAGCTAACATTCTAGATATTTGTGCAGTAGAACAACCTAATGCTTCTGATGCTTCTTTAGAAGTAATGTTTCCATCAACTACATCTAGTGCATAACTTTCGTCTACAAATTTTCTATATAGACTACCTCTTCTTATAGTTGCAGATTTAGGTTGATTAAGTTCTTTTACAGGTGATACGTATTCTTCACCTTTTTTCTTAGCTCTATAGATTCTCTGTGATTCTCTTTTATAACATCTAGTAGAACAATACTTAGTTGCGTTCTCTGGTAATGTTTCGTTGCAACCTTCTGAGATGCAAACTATATTTACCATTTAACTTTGTCAGCCCAATAAGCTGCAGACATTTTTCCTTTTTTAATATTCTTAGCGTGTCTAGCTTTGAAAGATTTTCTTCTAGCTTTTTCTTTAGCTGTTTTAGGATTTTTCCCTGCACCAGATACACCTTGCTGACCAAATCTAATTAGTTTAACTTTGTCACCTTCTTTTGCTAATACAGCGTGTGACTTACTTGCTTTAGGTGTTCTTTTAGGTTTGTTATAACCTGCAAATCTTTCGCCTCTATATACTATAGCCATTACTTCTTTTTCCTTACTGCTCTAGATTTTTGTACAGCTTTTAAGTTTATGTACTTACCTTCTTTATAAAGTTTAGCAGTTCTTTTTATCTCAGATGCTACTTTAGATTTAGGGTTCTTCTTATTCTTTAAATACTTAGCAGGTACACCTTTTTCATAAGGTACTTTACGTTTACTTTTTTTTGCTTGCACTTTTACGCTTCTTCTTAATATCGTTATCTTGTGAATGTCCACCCCTAATAAAACTATTAACTCTACCCATAGCCCATGCTTGCATAGATGCAGATTTAGAACCTGAAGACAAGTAAGCACCTTGTCCACGTCTGTAAACTTGTGCTAGCTGTCCGTAAGTATATTTAGACTTAGCTGCTTTACTCTGTAAAGTTTTCTTTGTACTTGCATTAATAGGTTTTCTAGCAGGTTTTTTAGCCATTACTTACCTGCTATTAGTTTTCTAGACATTCGGTGTCTTTTGCGAAATGCATCTAGTTGTTCCTGTTCTTTTTTAGAATATTTATAAAAAGTTGTTATATTACCAAATGTAATTTTTTTAATTTTTTTACCATCCTGCACATAAACTTTGTACCTTTTTTTTCCATACTCTGATTCATTTTTAGCAATTTTAGTAACTTCATTTAAGTCAACTGTTTTACCTTGGTACTCAGCCATTACTCTTCCTCCATAGATTTTTTAATCTCCATCATAGTTTGCATATTTTCATTATAGTCATCAACAAACGCTTCTATTAAAGCATCTACTTTGCTTATGTTAAGTTTTTTATTTACTAACCTACTTCCACAAGCATCAGATAAATCCATAGCCCATTCTTTAAGCAATATATCGCTAGTAAAAATATTACGTCTTTTTTTAATTCCACCTTTTTTAGCCATGTTACTTCATGCCTCTTTTACTCTTCCTCATGGATGGGTAACGTGTTTTTTTCCCGGTTTTGCTGTACGGCATCATATCTCCTCAGTTTTAAATTATATTGTGTACACGCTAAATTCTTGCAAGCCTTAAATTTCCTAAAAAACTTTAAAGGCATATTACAAGAATTGCATATTCTTATCATTATGATATCATAACAGAACTCATGCAGGATAAAAAGATTGAAAAAAAAGCCAGACAGGTTGCTCTTAACTTAGAACAGCTTATGGCTCGCGTAGATTTTAAATATAACAGACACCAACCTTGTTTAGTGTGTTCGCAACAATACAGACATCACATTGATGGTTTACCTTGTGAATCAGATAACAAAAGAAAAACTATCGTAAGACTTGATAAGTGGGGTAATATACGCCCTATGACTAAGTAGGGTTATACATAGTATACTTTAACGTTAACTCTGTACCCATTGGTATCTCATAAAGAGTTTTTAAATATTTAAATCTTCCTATAGTAACTAACTCACAATTAGGTTTCTCACTATGATTTATAAAACCACCTAGTGGTGTTCTAAACAACTGCTTTGACTCCGCGTCTGTGACATGGGTAACCCCCAACGTTTCGTTCTTCGCTAAGTCGTCTAAACAAAATAAACCTAGTCCGTCTATCTTGCTTGGCTGTATAGTTAGGTAACTAGGAAGCGGTCTGTAAGACACTTTGTACCATACTATCTTGCATTTTTATTTCTTTTACTACACCTGTAGCTAATAAGTCATTTATAGGTATAAGTAGATTCCGTGAAAAAAATTTTTTGTTTTGGGCTTCTACTATTCTGTGGTTACCTTCTTCTACCCAGCTTACAATAAAGGGTATGAGTTCTTCAGGTTTCCAGTAATAAACTACATTAGTTGGGTGTTGCCAGTAAAACATATAATCTGCAAACGTCTTTAACTGACACCCTATAGTTTTTCGTCCATCTTCATGTACAATCTGTATCTCAATAGCTACGTTGCCTGTTTCGTGAGATTGTGTATCTGTCTTTACTTCAATATACTTGTAACCTAGCTCATTGTTTATGATGAATAAGTCTGCACCCTTCAACTGTTCTTCATACTTAGCTGGTCTGCATATAAATATAGCTTTACCATCATTTGTAGTTTGTGATTCGTAGTACTGTCTAACTAAAGTTTCGCCCAACTTTCCAATACTGTCTTGTGTGTTAAATGTAAACATTTTTCTCCTGTATAAATTGTAACTTGTATAAATTTATTATAGTGTTATGGTAGATATAACAAATAGTTTTTTTTGACTATAAGGTTACAGGTAAGAGCTATCGGACGGCAAAAAGCATCTTGCATACTCTTGTCAAGTATGGACTGGGATTACCACAAAAGATGTACCCAAGGACCTTAAAAAGAAAAAAATTCAAAATTTTTCAATAGGTTTCCCTATATGTCCGCTATATTCCGTTGAGACACTACAAGCACTCACGCAATTCTGCTATAAAATAAAGCTTTTATTTCTTTCTTTTATAGCTGAAAGCTGTTAAAATACTACACTAGTGAAGCTGGTGTTATCCTTGTTTGGTAAGCCTGTAATGTAACCTGTAACACAATCACGCAAGTAATTTATTACTTAAACAATTACTAGCTTCCCCCTTTTTTTTATAGATAATTACCAAAATATTCCGAGATACTTACGTATATATACCACCCCCACCCCAGATTAAGACTGTACGCATATGCCTACGCGCACAGTGCAGGTGTGTTGTAGGTTA